TTTGTAGAAGTTCAAATAAAACAGAAACTCCAGCGTCATCACAACGCTGGAGTTCTTGGTGGGCGCGGGTGGATTCGAACAAGCTCAACTATCACAATTCGCTGGATGCGCTTTGAAATTGTGATGGATTCATGCGCATTTTTTGAATTTCACCAAAAATCAATTATCGGCTATCACAACCATTTAGGAACAAAAACGGGTTACAAAGTGGGTTATTTTGCACGCGGAGAATACTCTGCCAGAGCATCTGAAACGGCCATTGCTGCCGTGTCAGCCCTGCCGTCAACGGCGTGACTGTACCAGCCGTAAGTATCCATACTTTTGCTGTGCCCTACCATGCGGCGCAGTTCTGCCGGGGACACAGCATCCTCGATGATGCTCACAAAGGTGTGCCGCAACTCATACAGGCTGACCGGCGGGTCAATGTCGTTGCTGCGCTGGTAGAACTGCCAGTAGTTATAGAGGCTGTGCTCATTCTCCAACAGGAAGATTGGATCATCTCCCCGAAGAGGCCGCTCCTCTTCAAAGGCCCGCTGCTGCAGCTGAGCGTGGAGTTCCGCAGCCGCCAGCGGATGCAGGACCACCGTGCGGATAGCGTTTTCGTTCTTGCCGTGTGTTTCCTCATCAAAGGTATTGATGGCCCGGGCAAGATGCAGCCGGTTGCCCTCCACGTCGCCCACGCGCAGCCCCAGCAGTTCGCCAGGGCGCAGGCCGGTCAGGACCGCAAAGCGGTATGCATGGATATTGGCATCCTGTTCAACCTTTCCACGAACGATGCGCGTATCCGTGGAAAGCAGGACCCGCAATGCGTCCGGCTGAAGGATCTTTCGGCCCTTTGGACGCGCTCCCCTGGGTACCGTGAGCCCCTCGTCCTCTGGCCGCAGGGCGGTGTATTTGTGCTGCCTTGCCCATTTCACAAAGCTGACTTCAACCGCCCGGATTCCCTGCAATGTTTTCCTCGAGAGGTTTCCCCTGCTCTTTCGGGTGGCCTGCGGATTCATGCTGCCTTCCTTGTATGCTCGATTCAGCACATCCTGCAGCATTCCCGTATTCAGGTCACCGATCCGGCGGTCGCCCACCACTGGCAGGATATAGTTCTGTCCGAACTTCTCCACCTGCTGGGCATAGCTTGTGCCGGCGGTGGCCCGCACCGAGATCAGATACTCGTTCCAGACCTCCGAACAGCGCTTTGTGGTGCTGCAAATGCCCTCATCCAGCCAGGCATCCGCTTTTGCATTTGCTTCCCGCTGGCCGGTGCGGCCCGGCTTTGCACTGGTAAAAGTCCGGCGCACACCATTCTTCTGTACTTTGATTTGCCACCGATTTTGGTTAGGCAACCATTGGGCAGTATTGGTTCGCATTCCCATAAAAATACCCTCCTTTGGGTACACTTTGACAAGCCCGCCCAAAAGAGGTATAATCGCAATGTCCAAGTGTGCGATGCCCTCTTCTGGGTGAGCCGCTTATGAAACGCTTCGGTGCTGGAACACCGGGGCGTTTTTTGTTTATTGGTTGATTTTATGGACAAGAGAAGCAATAGAGGAAACCTTCGATGCTGTCAATACGCGACTACCACCATATTGCGTCGCCTTTAGCTCTCCGGCTCTTGCAATATCTGGTAATATTTTTTCAATATCTGTTAGTCTTGTCGTGTCAATATCCATACATATCGCAGTTCCATTATAATGAATATCGTAGTTAAATTGGCTCTGGCCATTGTTTAAGGTTGCGTCATCGCCGCTGCACAGCCAAAACATTCCTCCTCCACAGCAACAGATAGAGCTTGACATAAAAAGTCCATATCCTGAGTTACTCCATGCGTCATAAGGATCCTGCTTAAGTCCATAGGTTCTTGTAACACCTGGCTGGAGCGCAAGCTTATTAGCATCCCTGTCGCATCTTGGGTTATAATGTCGGTTACGTCGCAGACTTTCCCAAATGCCCTGTCCTTTATCAATTATAGCAATTTGAGCTTTATTCGTTGTTTTCCAATATTCTCCACAAACCCAAACTTCATTGGTGTTCCCATGCTCGTAAGAATTCCTTATGATTTCTCTCAAACAGTATCGAAAAGTTTCTGTAAGAGGAGAAGCGGCATCTCGAGTTAGTGTAACCGCCAAATCTTGAGAGCACCTTTCAATCATTTCGCCAAGAATAATCGTACTATCGAGATACTTTTTCTGCAAGTCACTTATTGAAATTTTCTTTATAGGAATATATGTTGCACCATAGGATTCTGCTGAATGATGCAAACCAATATCCCATCCGCACATTTGGAAAAAGCCAAAATTAGAAGCGAATTGACATCCTTGTGTCTGATCATAATTTATAGGAATATGCTTACATTGAGGAAAAGATTCTTGGACTGTTCTTATCGCATCAGCAACGATCAGCATTCCAAAAGGAGGGCAGTGCTGCATATTTGTAAAATCATAAATGAATTCTTTTTCACGATGTAGAGAAGCTAAACTCTTAGAAAAATTCAATGCAGGGAGAGGTGACAATCTTTCTGGAATTTGGATTACCATAGTTACTCCTTTCGACTATTCGCATTTTTTTGAGCTTCTTCTCTTAGCTTAATGGATTCACGATACTGTTCAGCGGGTGCAAGTTCTACAAACTCCACAGAACGGTCATAGTTTTCTTTGACAACCTTTTTGATTTCATCCAGAGAAACACGGAAAAACTCTCGCCGCTGGTTTACAAAGTTGAGCTTACGGTCCGCAAAGGCATTGTGCAACGCAGCCTCCAACCGAGGAGCATCATCCGAGAAAATCATAGCATGTACGTCAAAGTTGAACGGAACCGAGGCATCACCCAGTTCATCCACGCGATCCTGTGGATCAAGACGGCGTGTCATACCGATTTTGTAAACATTCTCTCCAAATGCGCCAATATTCGAGATTACATAAACATAACCGGCACGCTGGTTTGCCTCACGATAATCGACATCCTTGAACTCTTTATCAATCTTATCCAGTTGAGCCACCAGATCGGCCTTCTTCTCTTCGATTGCTGCACGGTCAGCCTCAGAAGCAGATGCCAACTGCATGTTGATACGTTCCAGCGCATTCTGATAATGCTGCTGCTCTTTTTCCAATTTTTTGCGTTCCTCTTCGATTTCCTTGGCAAGCTTTGCCTCTTCACGCATCCTTGCCCGTGCTTCCTTCTGCTCTTCCTTCTCCTGCTGCTTTTTCTGAGCATATTCAAAAGCAAGATGAAGTTCCTCGATTTTTAAGCGGTAATACTTAGGCTGGATGCTGACTTCCATAATGGTTCCCAGCTTGGAAATCGCTTCCCGCGAGGTAGTAATGCGCTTTTCGCTGGCTTCAATATTATTGTACTTGACGTGTTCAATTACGTCATCGCATTCGGAATTGAACGCACGAAGGAGAAGCTTCTGCATATCAGCGACCATCTTCTTGCCTTTGGACGCATTTCCATTGACTGTCCAGTTCATATTACCGCTGACAGCCGTTTTCGCCTTAATCATATCTTTCTGTTTGGCACGAATTTCCAACAGGTGCGCTTTATACTCGTCCGCATTCATAAAAGAGTACCGAGGAGTATAAAGGCCAAAGCTCTGCATCAGGACTTCTTCATTCGTCTCAATGAGCTGGTCTTTTGCCTGTTGAAGCTCTTCCAAAGCATCTTTCAACTCGCTGTTGCGGCTTTCAAGTTTTTCTTGGACACGAGCGAGTTCTTCACGCGAAGCTTTGATTTCACGATTGATGTCATCCAGTGTACGGCTTTCTGACGGCATGGCTTCACGAAGGTTCTGCATTTCAGCATTCAGTCGTGCAATTTCTTCTTTTTCTTTTTTTCCGAATAAAGACACTTTGGCTTCCTCCTGTTTTTATTCCGTTGTCTTTTCTACTTTTGAAAGATAAAGCTCATTTTCCTTTTTTCTAATATGAAAATAATAACAGTCTCCATGTCGGTTCTTAAAGTTCCAGCACACGACATCTGCTTTTCCAATGGTGCCATCTTTCAAATAGCTAACATGTCCAAAAATTTCTTTTCCACCATGTTCCATGATTCTCCAATGCTCCATTTGGTTTTGCAAATAAAAATGAAGAAGCAGTGGGTACTTAGGCTGTTTTCCTGTTGGTGTCGGTGGTGCTATTGCCAGCGTCGAATAGCTTCCTTCCCACGGGCGTTCCGTCTGAAAGCATATTCCTACTCTATCAATTTGAAAAAGCGGAATACTGGAATCCTCAGAATTTCCTTGAGCTAAAAGAGGATTTAGCGACATCAAATCCTCCTGCGCTATTCCCCTGTTTTGACCGTCAAGAAGAAAGCCCTTTTGATTTCCCAGTTTGTATGCGCGCAAATTTGATAGTACATATTTTGTTTTAAAATCAACTTTTGGAGCAGCTATCTTAATCGTCTCCATAGCTTTTCCGTTTTTTATAATATCTGAGTAAGGGCCAAGAGAATCTATCATCTGGAAATCCTTATCTGTTAAGAAAGAGCTTGGTTCTATTTTAGATTCTGCCACTTCCACCGGTATCTTTTCGGCCACCTTCGTGGCCTTTTTCAACCAACTAAAAAAGCCCATGATGTGCCTCCTACTTCAGATATCTCGGCAGAGCCCCACGGCCTTGCCTTCAATGACAACGGCGTTCATATCCTCCCGGCTGAGGATGATGCTGTTGAAAGCCGGATTCTCCGGCCGCAGTTCAATGAAATTCTCGTGCAGATAGACATGCTTCAGGGTGGCCTCTTCCCCGATCCGCACAGCAGCGATCTCGCCGTTCTCCACCTCTGGCTGGCTGCGAATCGCCACCAGATCACCATCGTGGATGCGGGGTTCCATGCTGTCGCCCTTGCAGGTCAGTGTAAAGGTGGAGTGCCAGCGGGAAGGCACGCACACCATTTGCTCGATGTTCTCTTCTGCTGTGATGGGCGTACCGCAGGCGATCCGCCCTACAAGCGGCACCACATCCATGGCTGGCATCGGCTCAAAGCCCGGCGGAACGGTAGGTTCTCTGGATGCAGCCGGGGCGGGCTGCTCCTCCCAGCCCATCAGGTAGGCGGGAGACACTTTCAGCCGTTTTGCAATGGCATCTACTTTATCTGTCGGTATGTTTGTTACAATGTTATTCTCATACTTATATACAGCTTGCTTTGATACACCAATGTAGTCAGCAAGCTCCTGCTGGGTTACGTCTTGCTCCTGACGTACCTTTCGAATGCGATCACCTACAGTCACCGTGAGCACCTCCTTTAATGTCTATAGTATAGCAGATAAACCATCAGTTTACAATATTTTTAATTCAATTACCAAAAATAACTTGACAGGTCACAAATATGGTGTTATTATACCTGTGACCTCACAAGTTACATCGAGGCCGTTTGGAGGTGAAAGTGTGGTAAACGTCAATTTGCTTAAGTCGTACATGGTCAAAGCAGGCTACACTCAAAAAATGTTGGCTCAGGAACTTGGAATTTCGGAGCAGACCTTAACACGCAAGCTCAAGAAACGTGTCTTTGGCACAGACGAAGCCTCAAAGATTGTGGAGCTTTTAAGTATCGACAATCCGCAGGCAGTATTTTTTGGCCGCTAAGTAACCTGTTAAGTTACATCAAAGGAGGTGAACCACATGAATGACAACAAAAAGCCCAACGAACCTGTGGAAATCAAAGAACTCCTCACCCACCAGTTACAGCTGGTGAGCAAGGAGTCCGAAGAAGCTCACGGGGAGACGCTGGCCTCACTGAGTTCTGCAGCTGCAGATCTGGCTCAAGCGGTGGCAGCGTGTAGCAGGGCCTTGGTTTATGCGTTTCCGGGCGGCTCAGAGGCAACGCCGAAAACACATACATTGACTATGGACGAGATGCCGCATCATCCATTCAGCTTGTGAATTGGGCCAATCGGTAACTGGACGAGGTATTCAAATCTAGGATTGTCACTAATCTCACCAGACCAATAACGATAAGCGGCATCAAATATTCCCGATACATGAAGTCCTATGAACCAAGATGGCCCTGCGTAACAAAGAGAAAGACCACCACACAGTAATCTTGAATCAAATTTTGGTGTATCATCAGGCGCATCAATTTCAAAAATTTGTGTTTGCGGTTTTCTTCCCAGTTCTGGCCATTCTTCTAAATCGGATATTTCTTTTACAGCAAAAAGTGAGGTCATCCTGGAAGGCAGCGACGGAAAATAACATCTCCGAACCAATTCCGAAACCAATTCAATGATTTGGGCATCAGGGTGTTTTTTCACATTTTCAAACTCGCAAGCCGGAATCAATGGCGTTCCATCGGGAGTCCACCACAGTGGATTCGGCTTAAGTTCAGTGCTTAGGTAACTTTGCCCGTGCTTTGAAACTCCGTTTTGAAAGTCTCTTGCAAAGTAAGATTTTTGGACTTCCTCAGTCAGGTTTTCTAACGACTGCAATTCAATCTTTTGTCCATCACTTAATGTTCCGTCTTTATCTAAGTGATACAGTTTCATAATTTCGCCTTCCTTCTGCCCAAGTATACCGCAGAAGGGATGCAACCACAACAAGGAGGTGAAAACCATGAAGAAGCCTTATCTCAAAATCAGTCGTCTGGCAGAAGACCAGGATCTCAACCAGGGCGCACTAGCGGCCCTGATTGGGGTAAGCTCCAACACGATGACCGCACGGCTCAAGGGGACACAACCTTGGAGGAGTGACGAGATCGTCATCATCTGCAGAGCTCTGCACATCCCGCAAGAAAAAATCGGGGAGTATTTCTTCCCGGCAATCGCAAAGGAGGAAAAGACCGCATGAAGATCAAATCCCGCGTCTGGTACTGGCTGGCTGCTGCCAGCGGTGCTGTAAGTCTGCTGTACGGCATGGGCATCGAGGGCGGTGCACAGCTGGGCAGCTCCATCTCTGACAGCCAGTTCGTCACGGCCCTGTGCCTGGTTCTGGCAGCGGTCGCGTTCCTGCGGCTGGGCTTTGCCGCCCAGGATCGTGAACAGAACGCCCGCCGCTATGGCCGCGTTGACCGTACCCACGCCCGCACCGAAGAGCCGGACTACCGGCAGAACCGGAGGGGCGCATGAAAACAAAAGAGCCCGCCCGTGCTGGTAACACGGACGAGCCCAAAGGGTGATGGAATTCACAAGCCCCATCACCTTTGATGATATCATATCAGGAAGGATTTTACAAATGAAAGGTATTTTAGCAGAGCCGGGCAAGGCACCTGTGATCGCATCCCTGCCCGACAGCCTGTGGGCCATTGAGAACCGGCTGGGAACTCCCTGCGAGATGATCGTGCTGCCTCGCACCCCGGCGGTGCTGTTCGTGGGCCGGTACGATGGTCCCATCCAGCCCGCCAGTCTGCTCAACCGGAAGTACCGAGGCCGCCAGCTTTACGGGCCCATCCTCTGCTACGGCTGGAAGGGCAACAACATCCAGCCCATGAACAAGGATGTACAGACCGAGATGCTGGACCGCCTGAAGGGCACGGAGGGGAGAGTTTGACCACCTATATCTGCAAATGCGGACGGCGAGTGAAGAAATCCACCGATGCCAGTACCACTGGAAACCGCCTATCTGGTTACGCACCCGGCCATGAGTGCTGGGGATGCCCCTATGCCATGCCATACGGAGACTTTCAATGGGATGAAAGTGCTAGAACTGTCAGCCGGGAGACTCGGGGCTACGAGTGCCGGATGAGCAAGACCCTCACTTATGCGTCAGAGTTTGCTGGCTCTATCAAGGATAAATGCACCTGTCGAGTGCATAGTCTGGACTTCGACTTTCTGTCTCAGGTCTCTGCATGGATCAAAGACACTTATCCAGACAGAGAGATTTTCGGCTCATTCTCCAAAGATATTCGTGCATCGGACTATGGGTCTGACGGGCGCTATTGCCTGACAATCACATGCACTCAGAATCTGAAAGGTGTTGCCGCAAAAAGAGAGCTGTTTGGTCAGTTTTTCAATCTGGATGGAAGCCGCAAGGACATGACACCGCAGCAGGAAATGGAAAAGATTCTTGCCGACATCAAAAAAGCAAAGGAGATTCTCTCATGTGCACCTGCCCAGAATGCGGATGCTGCTGTGACTACGGCAGAGAATGCTGTTCCGACTGCCACAGCGGCAACGCCGACCATCTCGGAGAGCGGGGCGGATGCAAGCGCATCGACCCCCGCGACATCCCTGCAGAACTGCGAATCGGCCCCTGCCGCATCGGCGGGCGGTTCTTCTGCGCCGATTCCTTCGGCTCCCAGCTTTGACTTTGGCGCAGACGAGCAGACCAATGCCCTGCTTTTGCAGGATGCCCAGACCTTTATCACCGGCAACATGGCCCGGATCATGGCGGCCAAGCACGCCCACGACCTGACAGCCAACCACTACAAAGGCAGCTGGGGCAAGTGGTGCGCCGCTGTGGGCATCAGCCGGGACACCGGTGAAAACATGGTGAGAGTTGCCGAACAGTTCGGCAACATTCAGCTGGAGGGTAAGTCCATTCTGGACGTTCAGCCCCTGAAGCTGTTGTATGCCGCTGCCAAGCCCTCCACCCCAACACAGGTGAAACAGGCGGTGTTCTCCGGGGATATCACCTCCTACAAGGAGTATCAGGAAGCCATGGCCCAGATCAAGGCCGAGAAGGACCGTGCCGCTGCTGCCGAAGCCCGGGAGGAAGAGGCGTGGAACATGGTAAGCAAGGCGCAGGATGAAGCCCAGACTGCCAAAAACGACTTGGATGCCGCCCTTGTAGACCTGAACGGCCTGACCGAGCAGAACGCCAAGCTCCAGCAGAGCTACCACGACGCAGACGAAAGCCGCATTGCGGCCAACCTCCAGCGCCAGAAGGCCGAAGCCGAGCGCGACAGGGCCGAAGAGAGAGCAAAAAATGCCGAAGACGCTTTGAAAAAACAGCCCATCACGGCGGTCATCGATGAGGAAGAGATCGACCGCCGGGCCGCAGAAAAAGCCTGGGGCCTTGCAGATGCCCGGAACGCCGAACTGGCCAAGGACAACGCCAACCTGAAGAAACAGATTGCGGCACTCCGCTCCCGCATCAACGATGATGCCCAGGCAGATTTTGAGCAGGCCAACTACTGCGCCAGCCTGATGCGTGCGGCGTGGGATAACAGCAAGGCCAGCTATTCCCGGCTGGTGGGCGAAGATCTGGAAAGCACCTTTCAGACCATCTGCGGTACCCTGAACAGCATCATGGAGGAAGCCTCCCTGCTCTGCCGCCAGCCGCCGGATTATGACGGAGGTGACAGGGATGAATGAGATGTACAGCCTGGATCTTGACCGTTACGGCCCGCCCATGGAGCCGCCTGATGACTACTACTTTGCCCCCGACCGGGAGCCAGAAGAGGAGGAACTGACCGATGACGAATGAATTGACCGTCCGGGTAGAACGCCCGGTGATCCCGGCCATGAACTGGAACAAGGATGAGGTGCAGAAGAACCTTGACGAACTTCTGGCCTCCTATACAGGCCGGGTGTACACACCCGAATCCATCAAGGATGCCAAGGCCGACCGTGCTGCCGTCAACAAGTGGGATAAGCAGCTGGCTGCTGCTCTGACCGCCGCCAAGCGGCTTTACACTGACCCGCTGGAGGATTTTCAGAAGAGCATCCGGGAGATGCAGACCCAGTGCAAGAAGATCTCCGGTGCTATTGATCAGCAGGTAAAAGCAGTAGAACAGGCCCAGCGGGAAGAAAAGGCATCCACCCTGCGGCTTGTCTACCGGGACTGCATCGGGGAACTGGAACCTCTGATTTCTTTTGACCGTCTGCTTGTGCCCCAGTGGCTCAACAAAACCTTTGACCTCTCCCAGGCCGAAAAGGAACTGCGCAAGGCTGTGGAGACCCGGCGGGAGGAACTGCGCCTCATCCGGGAGACCTGCGGTGAAGACGCTGAACCCTGCATTACCGAATACCTGCGGGCCCTGAGCGTCAATGATGCACTGCATGAGCACAGCCGCCGGGAGCACGCCCGTGCGGCTCAGGCTGAGGCAGAGGCCCAGCGACAGGCCGCAGAACGTGCCAGAGCCGCTGCGCCGGTCATCATCCCGCCCACCGAGGAAGAGCGTCAGCTGAAAGAAGATGCCGCACAGGAGGCCCGGAGCAACGCCTTTGTGACAGCTTCCGGGCGGCTGGACTGCGAGGTATTGCAGCAGTTCGCCCTGCCTGGCACAGGCCTTGCACCTGCCCGCAAACGCTACCGCTTCTGGGTAGATTTCACCCCGGAAGACATCGAATGGTTCAAAGCCGAAGCTAAAAAGCGCGGCTTTGCATATGGTTCTGTAAAATAATTGGAGGATTTTACTTATGGCTTTTTCTCGTCCCGGCGCACCTGCGCCCACCATGTCCGCAAACACCACTGGCACCACCACCGCCGCCCGGATGACTGCAATGCAGCAGCGTGCCGCCCAGAGCGGCGCTCTGCAGGCTGCCAGCCCGGCCAAACCCGTGGAGATCACTTCTGCCGACGGCCAGCACATGACCGTCAGCTTCTCGGATGTCCGCAATTTCATCTGTCAGAAAGCCACCGATGCCGAATGCAAGATTTTCCTCGAGACCTGCAAGCAGTACCGCCTGAATCCCTTTACCAAGGAAGCCTACCTCATCCACTACGATAACAACAGCGAGGACGCCCCCAGCACCATCGTTCTGGGCAAGAACTGCTACCTGCAAATGGCAGAGCGCCACCCCAGCTATGACGGCTTCGAGGCCGGGGTCATCATCTTCGATAAGGTGGCCGGGGAGTACCAGAAGCGGGAGGGTTCCATCGTCTACGAGGACGAGGAACTTCTGGGCGGCTGGGCCAAAGTCTATCGCAAGGACCGCACCCGCCCCAGTTACGAGGAAGTGAAGCTGACCGAATACGACACCGGCAAATCTCTGTGGAAGGGCAAAAAAGCTACCATGATCCGCAAGGTTGCCCTTGTCCATGCCCTGCGGGAAGCATTCCCCTCCACCTTCGGCTCTCTCTATGACGAGAGCGAGGTCCATGTGGATGCTGAGTCCACCGCCGTGGAGCTGGACGAGGCCGGACAGGTTCCGGCTCCACGCTGGACCCGCATCAAGGAAGCTGTTGAACAGGCCGATGCTCTGACCGTGGAGGACGCTGACAGCGCAGACGACCCCTTTGCCGGGGGTGATGAATCGTGATCCTGACCCACAAGACCGGCGTACTTCTCCACGGAACTCTCGCCAAAGACCCTGTGCTCAAGGACGTGGGACAGAAGCAGGTACTCAAGTTTGACGTGAAGGCACACAGCGTCAAGACCGGCACCGGCAACTGGGAGGGCCTGTATGTTCAGGTCAACGTCTGGCACGGGCTGGACAAGTGGGACGGGCTGCTGCTGAAGGGCGATGCCGTCACTGTCTTTGCCCGGGAGCTCAAGAGCCGGGAGTATAACGGCAAGACCTATTACGACGTGGATGCCGACGACATTCAGCTTGGCGGCATGGTGATCTTCCGGTGGATGCAGAACCTCATTGACCTTTGCACAGAGGCCCCGGCACCGCCCGAACCAGCGCTCACTCAGGAGCCAACGCCCTTTGATGAGCCTGCCCCGGTGCAGACCAGCCTTTCTGGCGGGCAGATGTATCCCGGCGAAGACCTGGCCGACTATGCTCCCCGCGCCTCTCAGGCGGCAGCGCCTGCCGGGCCCGCCGCAGGCACCCCGGAAGCAGATGCCCTCATCGACGATGATACGGAGGACCTGCCGTTTTAACCACACCAGAAAGGAGTTCAGACCGTGGGCATTGACCCATCCCGTGGCTTTGTTGCCTTTCCCCGCGGTCTGACTGACTGGGAATGGTATTCAGAGCCCAACACTGCCCGCCTGTTTTTCCACCTGCTACTCACCGCCAACTGGCAGGAAAAGCAGTGGCAGGGCATTAGCATCAGGCCCGGACAGCTGGTTACAAGCCAATCTCAACTGGCAAAACAGCTTGATTTGAGTGTTCGGAACATCCGGACAAGCTTAGAGCATTTACAGGCGACAGGCTATCTGACAGTCAAAACAGGCTCAAAATACAGCATTGTCACGATAGAAAACTACGCTTCGCTTGTTGGCAGTGACAGGCAAAGTGACAGGCAAGCGACAGGCAACCGACAGGCTGCCGACAACAACTTAACAAGTCTAACAAACCAACAAGCTAACAAGTCGTCGTCTGCGGCTGCGCCGGAGCCGACCGGACGACCGACGACCTCACCCTTGGTATCAGAGTTTGAACAGGATATCGGCAAGCTGAGTGCCTCCGGGAAAAGAGAGCTGACAGGATACGCTGACCGACTGGGCGAGGAACTGGCGCGGGTGATCCTGCGCAAGTGCATTGATGCCGGGGCACATAGCTGGGCCTATGTGCGGAAGGCTCTGATCGAGGCCGAAACCCAAGGCTGTAGGTCTGCCGAGGAGTACCGCATGACGAACCCCATTGGAGCAGGACGCAATAGGCGGGTGGACAGGCCGGAGCCCAGCGGGAATGATTTTCTAAAAAACGCAGCCCGTCGCCGTCCGCTCACCAAGAAAAAGGAGGATTCCAATGTACCGGAACCATGAGCACTACCCCGACCCGACAGCTGGCCGGGCATTGGGCAGCCTCCGACGAAAGGAGAACCAATTGAACACCGGAAAACAGTTCGAGGCAGACTGGAAAAGCTCCATGCCGAAGGATGCTTGGTGCTATCGACTGAAAGACAGCGCGGCCACCTATTACGGCGGCAACGAGAACCTGAGCTTCTCCATTGATAACATCTGCGACTTCGACGTGTACCGCTACCCCATGCACCATTACTTCGAGCTCAAGACCATCGAAACGCCCAGCATCCCACTGGAAAAGATCCTGGGCCGATTCGACCGGGAGCGGCAGAAGTACCACAAGCTCAAACACATCACCGATATGGCCCACGCAGCATCCTTCAAGGGCCAGACCGCCCATGTGGTCATCAATTACCGGGGCAGGGTCAACCGCACCTTTGCCGTTCCGGCCAGCGCTGTGCTGGAGTACATGCAGACCCAGACCCGCAAAAGCATCCCGTGGCAGTGGGCCGCCCTCAATGGCATTGAGGTGGCGCAACATCTGCTGCGGGTCCACTGGCGGTATGACGTGGAAGGGCTACTGAGGGTACTGGAAGGAGGGCGTACAGAATGACCTATATCCAAAAATGTGAGTGGCTGAAGCTATATCAGGTATCACTTCGCCGCCAGAAAATTCTTGTCCGGCGTATCCGCGAAGCGAAAGACCAGGCCGAAAGCGTCACCCAGGCACTCAGCCCTATTGTCAGTTCTGGATGTTCTGGCGATAAGACTGGCCGCGCCATTGAAATGATGGATGCCTACCAGCACCAGCTGTGCCATGAAATTCAGCGCAGTCAGGAGTTGTGTTACACCATCCGTAAGGTCATCGCAGAACTCGAAGACCCTCTTCTGGTAGACCTTTTGGAACTGTGCTACATTGATGGCCTGCATCGCGGACAGGCTGCTGACAAACTCCGCGTCAGTGACCGACATTTTCGTCGTCTACATCGGCAGGCTGTGGAGGCCCTGAACATTCCAATGAATGCCATTCCTCCGCAATTATGGCCGCGCATGTCCGCTTAACTGTGTTATAACGATACCATCGGCAAAGCCGAAAGGCAGACCGATGCCATGGCAGCTTCCAGAATGTGCCCGTCCGACATCACGTTCTGCGAGCTGCTTCTATTATGCCGCCTGAGCGCAATGTGGTGCGCGTTCACGAGTGTAGTCGTGGAAGGTTCGATTCCAAGGGTGGTTCCAATTCGCCGCCGACCCCGTAGGCGGTACAGCTTGACGCATGGGGCTACATACTCCCCACCGGAAGCTCATGTGGTGGGTGGCGGGATCTCCTTGCCCGCCCTCTGACCTCCCCACATACGCCGGAGGCACCGGAATCCACAGGCGGGTTTCAGGTATTTTCCCGCTGGATGTGCGTCAATTGCCCTGCATGGAAACATGCAGGGATTTTTTATGCTATTTTCTGCCGTCCTGAGGGGCGGCTTTTTGTACCCTGACAACGAGAGAGGTGGTGACGTGTCGAATGAAAAGAATCTCATTCCGTTCAATGAACGAACGGAGAGCGAACAGAGAGAGATTGCCCAGAAGGGCGGTATTGCATCCGGTGCGGCCCGCCGCCGCAAACGGTCCATGCGTCAGGCGGCCGACTACTACCTGAGCCTGCCGGAGACCGACCGCCGCCGGGTGAACGCCATGCTCCGGGACCAGATTGACCCGGAGGACGTGGATAACCAGATGAGCGTGGTCATGGGCATTGCAGCCGCTGCCAAGCAGGGCGATGCCAGGGCAGCCAATGTCCTGTTGAAAATGCTGGGTGAGGAGACCGTACAGGAAGACCCGGGCGTGGATGCTCTGGCAAAGGCCAAGGAGCTGCTGGGAGGTGTGGACAGTGCCATTGACTGAGTTTCAGCAGGAGTACCTGCGCAACTGTTCCCACCGGTGGAACGTCAAGACCGGGGCCACCCGAAGCGGCAAGACCTACCTGGACTGCGCTGTGACCATCCCGAAGCGGATCTGCGCGGCCCGGGGCGAGGGCCTGCTGGTGCTCATGGGCAACACCCTGGGCACACTGGAGCGCAATGTGCTGTCCCTGATGCGGGAGCTCTGGGGCCCCGACCTTGTAGGTGTGATCCGCACCTCGGCAGCAGGCAACGTGGTACAGCTGTTCGGCAAGAAGGTCTATGTCCTCGGCGCTGACAACAAGAAACACATCGCCCGCATCCAGGGCGCTGCCTTTGAGTACGTCTACGGTGACGAGATCACCACATGGGACGAAGGCGTGTTCCAGATGCTGAAAAGCCGCCTTTCTTGCCCCCACTCCCATTTTGACGGCACCTGCAACCCGGAAAGCCCCACTCACTGGTTCAAGAAGTTTCTGGACAGCGACGCTGACATCTACTGTCAGGCGTATACCATCGACGATAACCCTACGCTTCCGGCCCAGTTCGTGGCCGATCTGAAAAAAGAATACACCGGCACGGTCTACTATAACCGCTTTATCTTGGGGCAGTGGATGGCCGCCAACGGCGTGATCTACCGCCTGCTGGCCGACAGCCTTGCCGCCGGAGATGGGCGTTTTTTCTGGCCTGTGGACAAGCCGCTGCACCCGTGGCGGGTGCGCATCGGGGTGGACTTTGGCGGCAACGGCTCCAAACACGCCTTTGTGGCAACGGCCATCCTACCGGGCTGGTCCGGCGTGGTAGGGCTGGCATCCCAGCGCATCGACCCTGTGGCGCAGGATGCCGACTTTCTGGCCGACCGGCTGCTGGAGTTCTGCATGGCTGTCTTTGCCCGCTGGGGCGAGATCCAGTACATCTTCTGCGATTCCGCGGAGCAGACGCTGATTAATCACATCCGGGCCCGGCTCCGGCGCTGCAAACTGAGTTGGCTAGCCGACCGGGTGGAAAACAGCGCCAAGATTCGCATCAATGACCGCATCCGCCTGACCTGCATCCTGATGGGCGGCGGGAGGTTCTGGCTGCTGCCAGAGGCTTCCACCCTCCGGGATGCCCTTGCCACGGCCCTGTACAGCGGCAAGCACCCCGGCGTGGACGAGCGGCTGGATGACGGCAGCACCGATATCGACACATTGGACGCTTACGAGTACACTATCGAGCGCGATTTCAAGAGGTTGACCAACACATGAACATCACCGCATTTCTGAACTACCTGAACAAGACGCGCGGGTGGGCCATCGATGCCGACTACTACGGCTACATCGAGACCTGGCGGCAGTGGTGGCAGGGCAGCGTGCCCAAGGTACACACCCGTGCCGCTGAATACGCAAACGGCACAAAGAAGCGCCCTATTGCCTCCCTGCGGATGCCGAAACGGGTCTGCGAGGACTGGGCAAACCTGCTTCTGAACGACCGCACCACCTTCCAGATCAAGGACGCTGACACCGCGTCCTATCTGCTGGGCGACGATGAGCAGCAGGTGGGCGGCCTGCTCCGGGAGCTGCACTTCTGGCGCAATGCCAACGCTCTGGTGGAACAGGCCTACTGGTCCGGCACCGGTGCCTTTGTGCTGAGTGCCGAAAACCTGACTGTCGTGAAAGGGAAAGCCGTCCCCGGCCCGGATACCCGCCTGAAGCTGGACTATGACCCGGCTTCCTGCATCCTGCCTCTGCGGGTGGAACGGGGCATCGTGACCGAAGCAGCCTTTGTCTCCGAGTACATGATGGAGGGCAAGCCCGCGGTCTATCTGCAGACCCACACCGGCAATGAGACCCGGCGCACCATCCGCAACGAGTGGTTCCGGGTAACGGATGGAGTTTCGGGCGCTCCGGTGTTTGAAGCCCTGCAGGCCCCGCCGGGTACGGCAGAAAGCATCACGGTGGAGGGTTCTCCCCCGTGGTTTGCCCTGTTCAGCCCGGCCGCAGTCAAGAACCTTGACGGCGGCACAGGGCTGGGCATGAGCGTCTTTGCCGAAGCACTGGCAGAGGCCCAGGGCATCGACCTTGCCTTTGACAACTACCGGGAGGATATCCGGCTGGGCCACAAGAAGATCTTCTACTCTGCGGACATCTGCCGCAAGGTGGTGGATCAGGAGGGCGTGGAGCACTCTATTCCGCCCGATGATGATGTGCAGAGCCAATTCGTCACCCTGCCCCAAAAGGAAGGGAGCCTCGACCAGTCCAGCGAATACCACGAATACAACCCCGACCTGCGGGTGGATTCGAACCACAAGGCTGTGCAGGATATGCTGAATCTGTTCAGCTTCAAGTGTGGCCTGGGCTGTCATCGGTACAACTTCGAGCGGGGCAATGTCACCACGGCCACCGAGTACAATGGCAGCCGTCAGGATCTGGTGGCCAGCGCCAATAAGAACCAGATTCCCATCGAGGGGGCGCTGGTGGGCATCGTGCGGGCCATCCTGTGGGCAGCAAAGAACCTGCAGGGAGCGGCGGTGGACCCCGAAACGCCCATCTCTGTGGACTGGGACGACAGCTACATCACCGATGCCGAGACCCGGATGAGCCAAATGCGGGACGATGCCCTGAGCGGCCTTTTGCCCCGGTACAAGTATCTGTCTGCCCGGTACGGGGTCAGTGAAGAGGATGCCCGCAAGCTGGCGCAGGAAGCCGCTGACGAAAACAAGCAGCCTGAGCTGAGCTTCGGCGGCGGGGGCGGCTGATGCTGGCCCCGGACTATCTCGACCACGCACCCGACCGGCTGGTGCTGCTCTGGCAGCAGGTCGAGGACGATATCCTGCGGGACGTGGCCCGGCGCATCTCCAAAATGGACACCATGACCCCCACGGCCAACTGGCAGCTTTGGCGGTATGAACAGACCAAAGCCCTCCGGCAGGACGTGGTAAAGAAGCTGGCCCGCTACACCGGCAAGAGCGAAGCTGAGATCCGGCGGCTCATGCAGGAAGCGGCCACCCGGGCCATGGAAGCCGAGGACAAGATCTACTATCACTACGGCAAGGAGCCCACGCCCTTTGCCGAGAATGCCACCCTGCAGGCCCTGCTCAACGCCGGTTACCAGCAGACCGCCGGAACCTTCCACAACTTGACCGCCACCACGGCAAACACCGTCAGCGGCCAGTTTGAAGCCGCTCTCGACCGTGCCCATCTCAAGGTGAGCAGCGGCGCGTTCGACTACAAGAGCGCCGTCAAGAGCGCGGTGGACGGTCTGGCCGACACCATGAAGTACGTCACCTACCCCACCGGCCACACCGACACACTGGAAGTGGCTGCCCGCCGGGCGGTGCTGACCGGTGTGAATCAGACCGGTGCAAAGCTGCAGGTGGCCCGGGCCGATGAGATGGGGGTTGAGTTCTTCGAGACCACGGCCCACGGCGGGGCCCGCCCTTCCCACGCTGAGTGGCAGGGCAGGCAGTTCCACCGGGGCGGCGCTGTGGACTACATGGGCAAGCATTACCCGGACTTCGAGGCCGCCACCGGCTACGGCACCGGCGCAGGGCTTTGCGGCTGGAACTGCCGTCACACCTTCTTTGCCATCTTCCCTGAGCTGGGTGCACCGCCTGCATGGACGCAGGAGAGCCTGGAAGCCCTCAACGCCCGGGACATCGAGTACAACGGCGGCAGATACACCCGGTACGAGATCAGCCAGATGCAGCGGGCCCGGGAGCGCGCCGTGCGCAAGTACAAGCGCCGGTATCTGGCTGAGGATGCCGCCGGGGCCGACACCACCGCCAGCGCGGTGAAGCTCCGGCAGGCCCGTCAGGAGCTGGCCGAGTTTATCACCGCCACCGGCAGCAGGGCCGACAGCGCCCGCATCAGCGTTGCCGGGTTTGGCAGGAGCGAAGCCGGGAAGGCAACGTGGGCGGCGAAGAAGGCAGAGCCACGCGGCATTCTTCAAAAACTCAATTTTTCTGATAGTGTTTCACAGTCTGAGCGTGAAGGCATTGAAAAAGAGCTTTCCGTCATTCCTCAATGGCAGCGCGATAAGGCTGAAAGCATCATCAACAAGGTCGTAATGACAGAGAAAGATGCCGCTGGAAGCGGCTATTATTATCCAGACAAAACGCTTTATCTTCACCCTGAGCGCAAAAGCGGTGATGTTATTCACGAGTATGGCCACGCATTGGAGATTTCCCTCGACCTGCGGCACAACTCCAAATACATCAGCATCCGAAAATCCGGGATTGATGTTGAAGATTTTTCTAAAATCGTGTATGATGATAGTACCTATACACAAGCGATTTATCTTCTTCAGAACAGCAAATTCATTTCTGAGTATCAGGGACGGCTATATGAATCTCCCACGGATGGAATTTTTAAAGCCGGAACGATGCAGATCAATGAAGATATGCTGAAGGAATATTTCAGTGAAGGGTATCGCGCTTTTTATCAGGAGCCCTCTGCCCTGAAAGAGAAAGACCCGCAGCTCTATCATTTTATCGAGGGATTGAAAGATGACAAAAAGTGAAGTGCTTCTGCTTGATGAACCCTCTGCAATCTGGAACGAAATGCAAAAGAATCCGGCATTGCGAACAGATGGAGATGTCTGGCTGCACATGACCCGCCTGTCAGCCAAGCAAGACCGACAGTGGTCTCGGGAAGCGTATGGCGACCCGGAAGCGTATCTGTATATGGACTTAAACAAAAAGAAGTGAGGTGTCATCATGGAAGATTTTCGTGTCATCTACCGCATTTTGAAGCATTTGCAGCAAAGCATGGACTTTGAGGAGTTCGATTGCGCTGGTTTTACTGCCGAGCGTTTCGGTACGAATCCAAACCGGTTTCAGGCACTTTTGATTCAGCTGCAGAAATCAGGTTACATTGATGGCCTGAACATCGTTCGCTACATTCGACAGCCGGAGCGCATCGAGCCACCCATGGAACCGCATATCACCTTGCAGGGGCTTGAATATCTTCAGGAAAACAGTCTGATGAAAAAGGCCGCCGCATTTGCAAAGGGTGTTAAGGAAATCGTCCCCGGCATCTGACAACCAAATACCGCAAGCGTCTTTGCTCGTTTGAGCAGGGGCGCTTTTTTCATACCGTTTTAGCTCAGATGGAAGAGCGCCGGTCTCCAAAACCGGATGCCGCAGGTTCGATTCCTGCATGCGGTGCCATCGCAGAGGGCAGTGCGTACCCTGCCCACAACCGAACACGGACGGAGAACCGTGTCACCAAACCGTGGTTTCACCAACAGAAAGGAGTTTTTCCACCATGAAGCGTGAAGACGTGAAGAACAAGATCCCCGGCATTACCGAGGAGCAGCTGAACTGGATCATGGCCGAGAACGGCAACGATGTCAACCGGGAAAAGACTGCCGCCGAGCAGTACAAGACCCAGCTGGAAAACACCCAGGCTCAGCTCAAGACCGCCCAGGACGGCCTTGCCGCCTTTGACGGCAAGAAGAAGCCCGAGGAATACGAGGCAGACATTGCCAAACTCAAGGGCGATATACAGGCACAGGCTGATGGCTTTGCCTTTGACAATGCCCTGAACACCGCCATTCTGGGAGCCAAGGGCCGCAGCGTCAAGGCGGTCCGGGCACTGCTGGATCTGGATGCCCTCAAGGGCTCCAAGGACCGTTCCACCGATATCTCCAAGGCTCTGGAAGAAGCCGCCAAGGCGAACCCCTGGGCCTTTGGCGAGGCGGAAGAAGGCGGCGCTGGTTCCGTTCACGTTTCCAGCGGCAAAGAGCACGTCACCCCGCCCGCCGGGGACGTTGACCCCGTGACCGCTGCCTTCAAGGCGATGAACCCCGATATCAACATTGAATGAGAGAAAGGATATTCTTATGGCACATGAAGCACAGGTCCGCTATTCCAATCTGGTCGACCTCAAGCTGCGCAAGACGCTGGTGAAGAAAGTCGGCGTGATCTGCAACAACCGCTACGAGGGCAGCCCCAAGGCAGGTTCCGTCAAGGTTCCCGTCCGCGACACCGAGGTGGTGGTGAACGACTACGACAAGGCCAAGGGTGCAAAGCAGACCAGCGGCGATACTACCTACCTCACCGTCAACATCGACCACGACAAGGCCGTGAACGAGATCATCGATGGTTTCGATGCAGAGAGCGTTCCCGGCAATCTGGTGGCTGACCGCCTGGACAGCGCCGGTTACTCTCTGGGCCTGCAGATGGATTCTGACGGCTCCGTGGAGCTGACCACCGCAGGCACTGCCTTCGGCAATACCACTGCCCTGACCGAAAAGACCATCTACGCCAACATCGTGGATGCACGCACTCAGCAGTCCTCCATCGGCGTGCCCACCGCAGGCCGCTGGCTGCTGGTCTCCCCGGACACCTACGGCCTGCTCCTGAAGAGCCCCGAGTTCATCAAGGCTTCCGACCTGGGCGACGCGGTCGTTCAGACCGGCGCTGTGGGCAAGATCGCAGGCTACACCGTGTTCGAGGATTCCACCCTGGGCGAGAACGTGGAGTATGTGGCCGGTCATCCCAACTGGTTCGCCGTCATCGATGAGTGGGCCGTTCCCGTCCACCTGCAGGATCTCTCCGGCTCTGGCGACTTCATCGGCGCATCTGCCGTGCAGGGCCGCAAAGTCTACGCCTACAAGGTCACCAAGGACCAGACCATTCTTGTTAAGAAGAAGGTCGCAGCATAAGGAGGCCGCCATGCTTTACTGCACCTACGAACAGTACCAGACAGCGGGCGGTACGCTGGACGAGGCTGCCTTTGACACGCTGTGCGCCCGGGCTTCCCGGCTCATCGACCGGCACACCTTTGGCCGGGCAGAGCCCCACGCCAGGGCCTGTGCCGGGTGCGCCGCCCTGCTGGCCGATGCCTGCGTCCAGATCGTCGATGCCATGAGCGCCGCACAGAGCGCCTGTGCCGTACCCGGGGCTTCCAGCGTGTCCAACGATGGCTACTCCGTCACCTTCGCCAGCGGGGCGCTTTCCGAGCGGCTTGCAGCGGAAGCGCAGAGCATCCTCTCCAACGCGCTGGGCAGCGACCCCCACGGCCTGCTGTATCGGGGGTGTTTCTGATGCAGTGCAGCGTTACCGTTGTGAACCTCATCCACGACACCGCCACCGAGACCGACCAGCCTGTCTGCCACGTCATCCCCGGGAGCAGCTGGCGGGAGAAGCTGGACACCTCCGGCGGCGACCCCCAGCGGACGGTGCACATCCGGCTGCCCCCTGCCGCCGGGTATCTGCCCTATTTCCAGTGGGCAAAGCTCCCGCCCGGGGAAAAGGCGGCACACTGGACGCTCAAGCGGGGCGGCAAGCTCATCTGCGGCGCTGTCCGCAGCCTGACCGAGGCCGAGTATGCTGCCCTCGAGAAAACACACGTCTGCTGCACGGTGGCGGCGGTCTCCGACAACCGGGAACCGCTGCTGCCGCATTTTCATGTAGAGGGGAGCTGAGAAAATGAGCAAGCCTGTTTTTGATCAGCCCTACGGCCTGCGCTACAAGGTGGACGGTGTTCAGATGCAGCTTTCCTGGTGGCCTGACTTCGGTGCCGAAAAGACTGCTGCCCTGCAAAAAGCGCAGTATGCCATGGCACAGGAAGCGGCCCGGCTCATCGACAGCTATGTTCCGCTGGACACCGGCACACTGAAAAACAGCGTTAATCAGGCCAGTAAATACGATGAAGGACTTCTGGTTTACAATACCCCCTATGCCCGGAAGCAATATTACCTCCATGCAGAGGGCACAGACCTTCGTGGAGAAACCGGATTGCGTGGCAGTTACTGGGGCCAGCGAGCCATTGCCGACATTGGCGAGCATCTTGCTCTCTACGGCGCAAGGGCCGTTACAACCTTCTGGGGAGGAATGGGGCACTTATGAGTGAAAAAGCTACGATCACTGCTATGCGTGAGTGGCTCAAGACCTGCCCGCTCATCGCAGAAGAGCAGACCGAGAACGGAGCAGCATTCCGTATCTCCGGGCTTTCCCCGGAGCCGGTGGCCGAGTTCTCCATTGAGGATTCGCCCACAGACCCGGTGGTGGACATCTATTTTTCCGGTCGGAATCTGGCCAAGAGCTACGTTTTCCTCTCCCGCCGGGAGTACAGCGAGGCCCAGAGTACCCAGATCGCCAACAGCGGCTTTTTTGAGCAGCTGACCGACTGGGTGCTTTCCCAGAATGACCGGCATGATCTGCCTCAGCTGGAAGCCCCAAAGCAGCCCCTCAGCGTATCGGTCACCGCATCGGGCTATATCGTTACCAGCAGCGCCGGAAGCTGCAAAATGCAGATGCAGCTCCGGCTCGTTTATTACCAACCGAAAGGAGTTTCAACATGACTGTTACTGAAGCTGTTACCGCCTCCGGCATCACCCCCAGCGCCGACTACAAGGGCATCGAGAACACCGATGACTTTGTGCTGGCCATCTGCACCGAGGCCAGCAAGAAGGATGCCGTTAAGGATTGGACCGTCTGTGCCGACCATGTGCGGGAGCACAGCGGCGCACTGAACGCTTCCACCTCTGACAATACCTACATCCGCACCGGCCCCGTTACCACCAAGGGCAGCGTTCAGCGCACCCTCGCCATCAACGGCGACCGTTGCAAGGGCGATGCGTTCCAGGACTTCATTCTGGGCCACGAGATGATCTATGGCTTCGGCCAGAGCGTCATCTTGCCCTACATCTATTTTTCCCTGCGCACCGGCAAGGGCGAGAAGGGCGAAGCCGCATTCATCGTCACCAGCGACGTGGGCGGCTCTGCCGGCACAATCGCCACCTTTGCCTGCGATGTAAAGGGCATCGGCACCCCTGCCAAGTTCGACTATTCTACCGCTGCGGCAGGCTGATCCTGCCCGTAGCTCTGTGCCCTCGTCCTGACCGGCGAGGGCTTTTTTGATAGGAGACGACCATGAAGATCTTTGATAAGGAATTTTCGTTTTCCAGCCTGAACGCCAACGATATCGAGCGGCTGGAGCAGGCAAAGGCAAAGCTGGAAAAGGCCGAGGAGGCCGAGCGTCAGCGTGCACAGCAGACCCCTGACATGAGCTATGCCGAGGGTATCCGTGGCCAGTGCCGCATCGTGGAAGCGTTTGTCGATGACGTACTGGGCGAAGGGTCTGCGGTAGCTCTGGGGCTGGACGGCAACGACCTGGGCAAGGCCCTGACCGTGATGACCGAACTGACCCGGGCTGCCAATCAGGAAAAGCAGAAGTTCGACCCCAGCCTTCTGGCTCCTCAGCTGAACCGTGAGCAGCGGCGCAAGGCAAAGCGCCGCCGTCATCATGGCTGACATCCTGCTGGAACCACTGCCTACCGAGTGGGAGGGCCGCGCTATCGACCCGGACTTTCGGCCCATGGTCTGGCTGTCGAACCAGTATCAGCGCAAACGGGAGAAAAAGGACACCCTTGCCTTTGCGCAGGAAGCATTCCGGCGCTTCTACCGGGAGCCGATTCCTCCCCAGCTGGCCCCGGAGGCCTATGAAAGCCTGCTGCGCTTTTACCACGGGGCCGACCCGCCCGGACGTTCCGGCGGCAAAGGCAGCGGTTCCGGTGAGCTTGCCATGGATTTTGCCTGTGACGCGGACTATCTGACCGCAGCTTTTCAGCAGGCTTACCACATCGACCTTACGGCAGAGCGCATCCACTGGTGGCGGTTTCTGGCTCTGCTGCGGGGGCTGCCGGAGGAAACCACCATGGCGAAGATCATGTCCTGGCGCACGATGGACACCTCCGGCATGGAGGGAAGGCAGCGCCAGCAGTACGAGGACCTGAAGGAGACCTTTGCCCTGCCCAAAGAACTGCGGCACACCCGGACGGCAGTCACGGTGGCCGACCACAATGCCGCCTTCCTGCAGCGGCTCAGACATGGCGATGATGAGGAGGTGAGCGCCCCCAATGGCTGATTTCAGTATTACGGGTGATGTCCGGCTGAACAGCGACCCGGCAGAGCAGAGCGTCAATAAGTGGACGGTAGCTGCCGGGCAGATGATCGCCGATTTCGCTAAGAAAGCCGCCGATGCCCTGATGAGCGTGGTGAAGAGCGGTCTGTCCTACAACCGGGACATGGAGAGCTACCTCACCAATTTCAAGGTCATGCTGGGTGACGAACAGCTTGCCGCCGAAAAGCTGGAAGAGATCCGCAAAATGGCAGCATCCACACCCTTCACCCTGTCTGATCTGACTGAGGGAACCCAGACCCTGCTGCAATTCGGCATTGCGGCAGACGACACCACCAACGTGCTGCAGATGCTGGGCGATATCTCTCTGGGCAACGCGGACAAGATGCAGACCCTTGTCCGGGCCTATGGCAAGATGTCCAGCGCCAAGAAGGTCACGCTGGAAAACGTGAACATGATGATCGATGCGGGCTTCAACCCGCTCAATCAGATCTGCGAGGCCACCGGTGAATCCATGGCTGACCTGTATAAGCGCATCTCGGACGGCAAGGTGGGCTTTGAGGAATTGCAGGCCGCTGTGGAAGCCGCCACCAGTCAGGGCGGGCAGTTCTACAACGGTATGCTGGAAGCCAGCCAGACCTTCCGCGGGCGGCTGTCTACCCTGCAGGACAACGTGGCTGCCCTGACCGGCAAACTGACTGACGGCCTGTTCTCGGCTCTCGGCGACCTCATCGTCAAGGCCAACGAGCTGGTGGTCTCCATCACGGAGGATGACCAGAAGCTGGCCAAACTAAAAGACACCATTGGTCTGGTCATCACCGTTGTCACCTCTGTCGGTGCTGCATTTCTGACCTACAAAGGCTACCTGACTGCCACCTCTGCCGCCACTGTGGTACAGACGGCAGCCACCACAGCCCTTGCCGCTGCACATAAAGCTGCCGAAGGTGGGGCAACCGGTCTGGCTGCAGCACAGGCCGGACTGAACGCTGTCCTGAAAGCCAACCCCATCGGGCTTGTGGTTTCTGTTCTGGCCGCTCTGGCAGCGGCCCTTGTGACTGCCTACCAGACCAGTGAGACCTTCCGCAGCATCGTGAACGGAGCCTTTCAGGCTGTGGCGAACATCGCAAAGAGCACCATTGGGGCGGCCATCGGATGGCTGGACAAGCTCAGTTACAAGCTGAACAGCTTTCTCGGGAAGGATGGTTATACCGGCTTTTCCAGCTACGATGACTACAAAGCAGACAAGGATGCACAGGCTGCAGCGGCCACTTCCAAAGCTAACCGGGAGGCACGGCACAAGGCAGCCCAGGCCGGGCAAGGCATCAGCACCAAGAGCTGGACGGAACTGCAAGAGGAGGCCAAAGCTGCACAAAAGACCACTGAGCAAGCGGCCAGTGCTGTTTCTGCATCCTCGAAAAAGGCCAGTTCTTCCGCCAAAAAGGCTGCATCTGAGGTAGTGAACTCTATTACCTCCACCAGCACGCAGATTGAGAACGGGGTCACCCGTACCACCGAAACGGTCCATGAGACCCTGAAAAACGGCACGAAACAGCAGAAGCAGACCGTCACCGAAACCAGCCGTCAGATGGTGGACGGGGTCCTCTCGGACGTTAAGACCATCACCACTACAGCGGCAGATGGAACAAAGAAGGTCACGCAGAGCATCGAAGCCGTCCGTGATGTGGTTTCCACGGTCACCGCGACCCAGACCGCCCTCGTGGACGGGGCCAAGGTCACCACCCAGACCACCACCGAGACGCTGGCAGACGGCAGTGAGCAGGTTAAGCGGGTCATCACCGCCACCGGCACTGAGGTCATCGAGGGCGTGCAGCACACGGTCAAGACCGTGACCACCATCGCCGCCGACGGCACACAGACTGTGGCAAAAACCATCGAGGATGCCGGGCCCCAGTACGGCAGCGTGGGTGAGCTGCTGACCACCCAGTTCCGCACCAAGCTGGACGAGGGGTGGGCGCAGATTCAGTCTGACATCCAGACGGATGCACTGGGGGCCATCGAGGCGCTGGCAACGGCCCTCAAGGATGGCGACCTCGAGAGCCTGGGCCTGTGGGCCGCTTCCTACTTCTGGCAGGCCTGCACCAAGGAGCAGCAGACCCAGATTCAGGCCGTAGCCATGGGGGCCCTGAACCAGCTGAGCAGCGCCCTTTCCGGCGTGTTCGGGAACCTGAGCCAAATGGCCATGGGTCTGGTGGCGCAGTTCGTGCCCGCCGCAGCCAGCGCAACCACGAGCCAGATCGCCCTGAACACCGCCATGGACGCAAACCCCATCCTCTTCGTCATCTCCCTCATCGGGATGTTGGTGGGTGCCCTGTTGAGCTTTTCCGGCAAAAACGCGGATGTGGCCAACGCTTTCCAGAATGTCTGGGCGGGCGTTGAGGACTTTATGAGCTACATCTTCGAGGGCCTGATGCGCATCGTGGCGGCGGGCATCGAGGGCTTTGTCATCCTCATCAACGGCCTCATCGGCCTGTATAACTCCGTGGCGTGGCTCTGGGGCGACCATGTGGATTACATCAGCAATCCAGCCTGGAACTTTGCCAACCAAATTGCCGCCGACCGCAAGGCCCGGCAGGAGGCGCGGAAGAAACAGCAGGAGGCCATCAACAACCCCAGCAGCTCCGGCACCTCCGGCACCTCCGCCAGCTCTCAGAAGGTCATCGAGAGCATGACCGACACCAGCAAGACCACCAATGCCGACGGCAGCACCGTGACCACCAAGGTGCTCACCGAGAAGCTGCAGGATGAGACCGGCAAGATCACCCAGCGGGTGACCAAGACCGTCACCGAGGCAGGTACCAAACTGGTGGACGGCGTGGAGCGCTCCTACAAGACCGTGACCACCTATGTGGACGGCATCCAGACCAAGGTGGAGCGCAGTCTGGATGACATCACCAAGACCACCACAGGCACAAACACCGGCTCCACCACACCGACGGCCCCCACCCCGGACAAAGACCTGACCGACGCTGTGGAGGCCAACACCGAGGTCCTGCTGGCCGCAAACAGCAAGCTGGCCGAGATGGTGCGGCAGGCCAATTCTCTGGTGCTGTCTGACAACATGGCCATCAGCCGGTCTGTGGCCGCTTCCGGCACGGCACAGGTGGCCGCAGCCGCCAACCAGTACCACCGGGAGGGCGACACCAACATCATCCAAAATATCTACTCCAAGGCCCAGACGGCGGCAGATCTCCAGCGGGAAGCACGCTGGGAAGCCGACCGGGCCAAGGCCCAGAAACGATGAAAGGAGGGCTCCACAATGCCATTCAGAAAAGACCATTTGCAGCTGGTCACGGATGCCGGGGCCACTCTCGACATCGGGTGGGCTTACGGCACGCCCTACTCCCTCGACCCCATCAATGGCGTAGACGTGGACGTGCAGACCGCACAGGGCGTGAACCAGGTGGGCGTGAGCGTGGAGCGCCAGAGCGTGGCCGGGGTGAGCCGTGAGCTCATCATCCACTGCCACAGCTCCCACGGCGATGCGGATGCGGAATTACTGCTGGAAAAGCTGCCCTATTTCACCAGCGGCACAATGTATTTCGAGGATAAATTCTTCTGTCGTTTCGTGCTTTCCAAGACCCCCTACACAAAGAGCATCCACCCCTACCCGGTGTTGGCCTTCATGCTCTTCTGCCCGAAACCCTTCTGGTACGACTTGACTGCCCAGAGCTTCTGCATCAACGGCTTTGTGCCATCGTTCAGGCTGCCGGTGAATTACTCCAAGCCCCACCGTTTCGGCGTGCGCACCTCCGTCGGCTGGCTGAACGCGGTCAACCCCGGGGCACTGGCAGTGCCCTTCACGGCCACCCTCAAGAGCGACGGCGCTGTGGTCAACCCCACCGTGCTGAACATCGTCACCGGCCAGAGCATCCGCATCCTGACCACCCTGACCCCGGGGCAGGTCATCGAGATCTACCGCACCACCACCGACAAGCTGGCCGTCAAGCGGACAGAGGACGGCACGGAGGAGAACATCTTCTCCCTGCTGGACGAGGACAGCGACCTGCTGGAGCTGGCCCCGGGAGACAACCTGCTCAAGGCCACCGCCGACAGCGGCGAAACCAGCCTGCAGGTGACGGTGCGCTTCTATCCCATGGTTTCGGGCATTCTGCCGGAGGTGGTAACGTGACGCTGGACGTTTTGGATGAACTGACCCTCGCCCGGCTGGGCCGGGTTGAGGTGTGGGTGAGCCTTTACTGGGACGAGCCCTACAACACCGAGGGGAGCATGACGCTGGAAGTGCGGCCCACCGAGGAGAACCTGTCCCTGCTCCGGGAGGGCCGCTGGCTGCGCCGCAGTGACAGCGATGTGCCCATGCGCATCTGCCACCGGAGCAACGAGAATCAGGACAGCAATCTGGTGGTCACCGGCTTCCCGGGAACGTGGATCTTCACCAAGCGGGCCTGTACCAGCATCGTGAAGAACGAAAACGCCGAAGCCGCCATGCGCAGGCTGGTCAGCGCCATGCAGCCGTGGCCCAAGCTGGAGCTGGGAGAGCTGGTAGGCTTTGACACCACCTACACCGCCCAGACCTCCGGCGGCAGCATCATGGACTACCTGATGACCATCGGCGCGGCTTGTGATCTGGGCTTCCGGGTGCGGCTCAGTGGTAAAAACGACCAGAAAAAACTACTGTTCGAGGTCTACCGGCCCACCGCTGATCCAAACAACCGTTTTTCCACCAAGTGGGGCAACTTGCAGCAGGCTGCGTGGGCTTTTGGGGACGGCGACTATGCCAACGTTGCCGTGGTGCAGGGCGCTGGCGAGGGCGAGAACCGGGCCACCGTCACCGTGGGCCTGACGGATGCCACCGGGGCCGACCGGCGGGAGCTCTATGTGGATGCACGGGATGTGCAGCCGGACGAGGAAAAGGGCGAGACCAACAAGAGCCAAGCCTACCTCGAGCGGCTCATGGCCCGGGGCACGAATAAACTGCTGGAGCAGCTCCGTACCGGCTCCATTGAGTTGACCATCGATGCCGAAGGGCTCTCCCCCGGGGATGTGGCCTACTGCACCATCCCGGAGCTGGGCTACAAGGCCACCGTCCGGGTGGCCGATGTCATTACCCAAAGCCAGAGCGACAGCACAACCCGCACCGTGCGGCTGGGCACGCCGGTCTGGCGCAAGCTGTAAGGACTGTAAGGAGATGATCTTTTGAGCAAAATCGTTTTATACCCTGCAAACGGGCCCGACTTCGATGCCGCAGACGTGGCGGCCTACCTTGCGGGCCTCACCTCGGGTGTGTTTAGCGGAGCTGAGGACTTCCCGGTGACAGCCGCAGGCGGGCTGACGGTCACCGTGGGCGCGGGCCGTGGCTGGGTGCACCCCAGCCGTTTCACCGGCTACTCCATCACAAAGCGGGAGAGCGACACCCTGGCCCTGCCGCTGGCCGACCCGTCTCTCCCTCGCATCGACCGCATCGTCATGCGCTATGATGCCGGTGCCAGAGCCGCCAGCCTGCAGGTGCTGCAGGGCACGGCATCCAGCACACCCACGGCCCCGGCCATCTCCCGCACCGAGCTGATCTACGACCTCTGCCTTGCCGAGATCGCCCGCCCGGCAGGCTCCACCAGCATCACCACGGGCCAGATCACCGACACCCGGCTGGACGAGGCGCTCTGCGGCATCGTGCGGGACGGTGTGACCGGCATCCCCACCGACGAGCTGCTGGCCACTGCCAAGGAGCGCATCAACGCACTGGAGGAGACGGCCAGCGCCGCCGCCAAAGAGGCCGCCGCCAGTAAGACCGCAGCGGCACAGTCGGAGGCCAACGCCGAGACGTACAAAGAGGCCGCTGCCACGTCGGAGAGCAACGCCGCTGGCAGCGCCGCCGCCTCTGCCGGTTCCGCTGCCGCAGCCGCTCGGAGCCAGAGCGCCGCGGCGGGAAGTGCCACGGAAGCATCCGGTTCGGCCAGCGCGGCGGAAAAGTTCAAAACGGCAGCGGCGACGTCGGAGAGCAACGCGGCCAAACATGAGGAAGCCGCCAAGAAAGCCTCCGATGAGGCCGGGGCCAAGGCGGGGACAGATAAGACCTTGAGCATTGAGAACGCACCGGCGGATGCGGCAGCGGTAAGAAAGCTGATCGAAGAATCCCTTGCCGCTCAGCGTGCGGAGGATTACGCCAGAATCAAATTCTGGGCCAGCAACGACCCCACATCCCCGGCAAGCTTTATCGGCGGCACATGGGAGCGCATTGAGGGCGAGTTTATCATGGGCGCTTCCAGTGCCTACCCTGTGGGCACCACCGGCGGCAGCGCCACCCACACCCAGACTACTGCCGAAATGCCGAGCCATAGCCATAGTGGCAGTACCGGCAGCGCTGGTTCCCACAGCCATAGCGCATGGACTGACGGTGCAGGTGGGCATAGTCATACAGTCAGTGCTGCAGTAACCCAAAAGCATGAAGTGAGCAAGATGGGAGTTGGTGGTACCGATGGCTCCGGCACATATGGTTATACTTTCTCGAGTGGAACAGCTACCACTTCTTGGGTAGGAGACCATACCCATGGCGTTGGTATGAACAAAGCCGGTGCCCATACCCATACCGTGAGCATCGGTAGCACCGGCAGCGGGCAGGCAATGGACATCCTGAACCCTTACTATGCCCTGTACATCTGGGTGCGGGTGGATGATGCCGCATGAAAGGAGCGCACATGAAAATTATTGACGAGACTGGCATTGTGCTGACCACTGAGCCGGATCTGGAAGCGGGCTATCTGGTGGAAGATGTGGAAGTCATTCACCATGATGCCGTAGAGGGCACAGCTCCGCAGTGGCACAGAGAGACCGCAAAGCTGCCGGACGGCTCTCCCGCCATCTACTACCGGGATGGCAAAGAGATTGGCCGAGACATGGTGAAGGTCATCGATGTGCCCGGTGTTGACCCTCAGCCCGCCTGGGATGAGGAAGTGCCGGTGATGCGGTACATCCGCTACACCGCCGAAGAGCTGGCTGCACAGGCTGAAGCCAAGAAAAAGGCAGAAGAAGCCGCTGCCGCCGAAGCGAAGAAAAAGGCAGAGCTGGAAACCGTGCCGGGCCGCATGGACGCTCTGGAAGCGGCAAACGACGACCTTGTGCTTATGATGGCCGATTTGATTGGAGGTTAAAACTATGAAAACGCTGAACAACCTGAAACTCCGCATCATGGTGCGGGCATTCCGCATCCGGCTGAACAACGGCGAAGCCTTTGAGGCAATCGCGGCGGATTACCCTGCCCTGACCGCTGACGACCTGGAAGCTATCCACGTCCAGCTGACCGAGAAGGAGGCGCAGAGCAATGCCCAGAACAATACTTGACGTGAGCAAATGGCAGGGCCGCATTGACTGGGACAAGGTCAAGACAAGCGGCCTTGTCTCCGGCGTGATGATCCGGGCCATGGGCAACAGCAAAGAGGGCAAACCCAGTAAGCCCTACATCGACCCCTACTTTGCCCGCAACTATGCCGAGTGCACCCGCGTAGGGCTGCCGGTGGGCGTGTACGGCTACTTCAAGGCCACCACCAAGGCACAGGCCGACAAGGAGCTGGCCCTGTTCAAGCAGGCGCTGGGCGGCAGAGCCTTCCAGCTGCCGGTGGCTGTGGACATCGAGGACAAGCTGCAGGCGGCCCTGAGCAAGTCTGCCCTGACTGACATTGTGGCCCACTGTCTGAGCGTGGTGGAGAGCTGGGGCGTGTACGCCATGCTCTACACCGGCCTGAACTTCGGGCAGACCAACCTTTACATGGGCGGCGCGGCCCTCAGGCCCTACGACGTATGGCTGGCGGCCTACCGCACCAAGAAGCCCTCCCCCGGCTGGCCCTTTGGAATGTGGCAGCACACCAGCAGCGGAAAGATCCCCGGCATTGCCAAGGGCGCAGACCTCAGCGTGGCCTACAAGGACTACGCGGGCATCATCCAGCGGGCCGGGCTGGGGCAGGTCAGGGGGTGAGACCGATGTGGCAATGGATCGCCCAATATTGGGCAGAGTGGGCTTTCGGTCTGCTGGGCACCGCCGTCATCGCGGTGGTCATCAAGTACAAGGCTCTGCTGGACGGCGTGCTGGCCATCCTGCATGATCGTATCTATCAGGCGTGTCAGTATTACATCAAGCAGGGCAGCATTGACACTGGTGGACTGAAAAACCTCGAATACCTTTACAAAAGCTATCACGCACTGGGCGGCAACGGCACCGGCACAGAGCTGTACAACCGCGCCAAGGCATTACCCATCAAACAGGAGGACTGACCTATGATGAACAAGAAAGTTCCCGCCGCAACCATTGCCCGCACTGTTGTGCTGGCACTGGCCCTCGTCAACCAGCTGCTGAGTGCAGCAGGCAAGCCGGTGCTGCCCATCGACAGCGCCAGCGTGGAGCAGTGGGTGACGGCTGGCCTGACCACCGCTGCCGCCATCTGGGCATGGTGGGAGAATAACTCCTTCACCCCCGAGGCCATCCACGCCGATGAGCTGCTGGATCAGATGCAGGGGAAGATCAAGTAAGAGTACATAGCAGCAGCCCCGGGGAGCCTGATGGTTCCTCGGGGCTGTTTTCTTTTGGCATATTTCGGCATATTCCGACGCATTCCGCATTATCCAGCACATTCTGACATTTTCCGGTTAAAGTTGGATAGAAAGGATGTGCAAACTATGCCCGACGTGAAAATTTCGAACTCCCCCGCCCAGCTGGATCAAATCCTCCGGCCGCTGGGGATTACCCGGAGCTCAAAGAATTACCGTGTTCTCTGCGACTGCGTGGCTCTGATCTGTGAGCAGGAGGACCGGCTGGAAGCCGTACAGAAAGAGATCTATACCCCCATCTCAGACCAGCGAAGCTGCAAGTGGTCTGCCATTCAAAGTGCCGTTCGGCGTGCAGCAGAGAAAGCCTGGGCGCTCAATCCCGAAGGCGTTCAGCAGTTGGCTGGCTACCCGCTGACCGGCGCACCCAGCGCGGTGCAGTTCCTGGAGATGCTTTACAATGCCGTGGTGAGGGGGTAACGAAAAAGGCTGCCACGCGAAAAAGTGGGTTTGACTGTGGGTTACGGCAAAAGAAAAACACCCAGAAACTTACGTTTCTAGGTGTTTTATCTTGGTGGAGCGAAGCAACCCAAATCCGAACCATTGCCCTCTGGGGCATCTTTGGCGGCGATTTCATCGAAAGTGATGGTTTTTGTGCCGTCTTTGTAGTTGAATGTAATCAAAACTTTTTCATCATAGAGATAAACAGCATTCACGAAGGTGTTGATGAGCGTTTCCCGGTGGCTTTTCACCCTCGTGTCCAGCTTGCGGAGCCGGGTCAGCCAGAAACGGATCTGATTCTCACTCAGCCGGGGCTTTGCGATTTTCTCCTCGGCAATGCGGACTTCCAGTTCTTTCTGCTGTTCTTCCAGCTTTTCCAGACGTGCCTTGGTGGAACTGGTCAGTACACCCGCTTGGATGGCGTTCAGCATATTCTCGATGCTGTTCTCCACCTCTTTCATCTGCTTTTCCAGCAGGGGCAGGGTGGTGTTCTCCTGCTCTTGCAGTTCCAGCACCTCTGCAACGATGGCATTGATCACGGCATCGTCCTGAATCAGCTTCATGGTTTCAGCTATGACCAAATCTTCCAGCCACTCTTTACGGACG